GTATGTATCCATTCTGTCGCCATAGATACTAGATAACTTCTCAGCAGTTGGAAGAATATCTGCAATAGTTGCATAACCCTTCTGGGCTTCTGCTTCAGTAACGCCTTGTCTGGCAAGTTGTTCTGCTGTAGCAGCATATTCTTTGCCAGTCTTAAATCCTTGCTTAGCCGCTGCTACGCCAATCTCACCAGCAGATACCTGTATCTTAATTTTCTCATACTCTTGTTCTGGGTCAAGAACATAAGCCACAAGACGGTCTGATGTTATTCCGTAGAAATCATTTAGTTGCTTAATAAGCGCAGGGTCAGCATTCTGTACACGCTGAACAGCGGTAACAACGCGGTTAGAAATTTCAGTTAATGATGTATCATTTGCAATAAACTTCTGAACGTAAGCATCATTATCAAAGTCCTTTAGACCATAATCACGCAGTTTCTGACGGTACTCATCCTCTGCATTAAGGTACTCAGCAGGGCTAAGAACAGTTAAATCCTTTTTAATACGTGCATCATTAGCAGCAAAGCGAATCTTATAGTCATCAGTTTCCTGTAGTTTTAAAGTAATTGTTGCTTCTGTAGCACCATCAACTGCTAGGTCTTCAATTGTCTTAGCAAGACTTTCTAAGCCATACTTTTTAAATCTATCTTTCAATACATCAATAGTATTTTTGCGCTGTCTTTCTTTATTTAACTTTGCCTGAGCATCTTCTGCTGCCTTAGCAGCCGCATCGCCTTCTGTTTTTGCCTTAGCCAAAGCAGCGGCAACAGCATCATCAATATCTTTTTGAGTTAGTGGTTTATCATTAGAGCCTGGAGTATCACTATCACCATCGCCACCGTCACCACCGTCATTGTCACCATTACCTCCTGCAACAACTTCTTCAACCCAACCTTTTGTATCATCCCAAGTATACTTTTTGTCACCAGTTGGCATTGGTGGCTTTACCCAAGTCTTTGTATTTGGGTCATATATGTAAGCAGCGGGAGTTCCAACAGGTTTGTCTGCACCAGGAGTTTCCTGTACCCAACCTGTATTGTCATCCCAACTATAAACAGCACCATCTTGTGGCTTAGGTGGTTGCACCCATGTCTTGGTTGTTTTGTCATAAACATAAAACTTATTAACATTTGCTGGACGGTCTGGTATAGCGTTTAGGTCTGTAGGTTCTTTTAGAACACCATCTACATAGTTCTTACCTTGATACTCGCCAGTAAAAGGTTCTCCCTTAAACATGAGCATGCCATCAGGCCCGATTACATAATCTGAAGCAGTAACTTTAATCTTTCCATTTACATACTGCTTGCCATTGTATTCACCAGTGTAGGCTTCGCCATTTTTTGTAAAGACACCATTAAGTTCTTCATACTTGTCTTCACCTGACTCTTGTACTAAAATACCATTTACGTATTTTTTGCCTTGATACTCACCAGTATAGGCTGTACCTTTGTACGTGAATATGCCACCAATAGTTTCATAGTTCCCTGAACCTACAGGAACTTCTACACCATTTTTGTATTCTTTGTCGCCATAAATACCAGTATACGGCTTACCATTAAGTTGGAATACACCATTAAGGGTTTCATAAATATCGTCACCTGGTGTCTCAACAACTCTGCCATTTACATAATTCTTACCATTGTAAGCGCCAGTATAGGCTGTACCTTTATATGTAAGTAAACCGCCAACCTCTTCATAATCATTTACTTCTACTATCTCTGGTTCATCACCAGTTTTAGGCGTAGGTGTAACAGGTGTTTTTGGTGGATTCTGACCAAGCGCATCCCACTCTTCGTCAGTAAGCATTTGACCGCGACCAAGTTTTGCAACAATTGCTTGTAGTTCTGCAGCAGTATATTTTTTAGGCTCAGGGGTAGGCTCAGGGGTAGGTGTTGGTTCAGGAGTAGGTTCAGGGGTGGGTTCAGGTGTTGGAGTAGGCTCAGGGGTTGGAGTAGAAATAGGAGTTGGTGGTGTTACACCAAGCCCTTCCCACTCTGCATCTGTAGGCATTACATTACGGCTAAGTTTTCCAACTATTGTCTGCAACTGTGCAGGGGTAAAGGTTGTTTGTATAGACGGAGTTGGTGCAGGTGCACCTGCTCTAGCAGCAGCAATCTTTGTTTGCTCATCTACAACTGGACCCTTAGTAGGTTCCTGTGAATCAGCCTTAAGATTCTGCAAAATGGTGGCAGTATTACCAGTAGCAGTTTTTTTGTTTTTAGTTAACTGCTTATAACCAGCAGGGTCTTCAACCTGAAGAACCTCTAAGTATTCAGCATAAGACATTCTATCTTCAAGTGGAAGTTGCCCTTGAAGTCCAGCCCACTCTGTTGATGTATACGCCATTATGCTAGACCCCAATCACGTAGAACTTTAAGTGACAGCGAATCAAAGGTGTCACGTGCATTATCTGTGTACTTCCATTCATCTGTGCTGCGTAATTCTTTTTCAAACTGCCATAGTGGCTTTACTGATGGCTTGCCGTCTGGTCCAATAAATTGCATTGCTTGGCGCAAGCGAGGATTATCATAGGTAACAGAGTCTGGGTCTACCTCTAAAATAGTTGCGTAGGCTGTCTTATAAGCAGATGCAAGGGCATCAATGCTTGTGCCATTCTTAATAGAATCTGCGTAGGCTGGGAATGCACTAGCAGCAGTATTCTTAATCTCGTCTTCAATGTCTTCTTGGGTAGTTTTGCCAGCAAGTAAATCTTCTGACTTCTTATCCCAGTATGGCTTTAAGAACAGGTTAGATACGCCAAAGGATGAAGCAAACTGCTTTAGGTTAGATACAGCACCTAGAGTAGAGCCACCAATCTTGCCCAGTTTACCTGAGTTAAGAATGCTTGCATCTAGTTGATTGTCATCTAGACCTTTATCATATGCCTTCTCTGTTAAGTCCATAAAGGTAGCATCATCAATATTGATACCCTTATTAACTAAACGATTACGCTGTTCTTTGCGATAGGAATCTAGTAGTTGGTCATATTGACCCTTAGCGGTAGCCTTAAGTTGTTGACGGGTCTTGGCAGCATCTGTTAGATTCTTATAGTAGTTGCTGGCATAGTACTTTAACTTAGCCTCTGTGTAGTCCTTGGCAAGGAATAACTTGTAGACCTCAAATAGTTCAGGAAACTTATCTGTTAGTTCTTTTGTAATACCAAAAGCAATAGCAGTTAGTTCTCCACTTGTTTCAGTACTTCCGCCACCAGTTAAAGGATTGTTTGCACCACCATCTACTACTGGACGGCCATCTGGGTACCGCGCCTCAAGGGCTTCCTTTGCCTTAATACGTGGAAGACCAGTTAGTTTGTTTATAGCAGCCAGAGCATTATCGTAGGCCTGTTGGTCTGCAATCGTTGCCATTTATCGTGGTCCTAAATCTGCTAAGAAACCAAGAAAGTTAATACTCTCTGCTTGGTTAAAGTCTTCAGTAAATTGCTTTTTTACTTTTGGTTCTAGTTCTGCCTCTAATCGTGCTTGGCTAAATCCAGGAGTAGTGGTACGGGTCACTTCCTTGCTACCCTCTTTAATTGTTGTTAAAGTTCCAGCCTTAATCTGCTTCATGTAGTAATCAGTTTCAGCCTCAATGGTTGCATTATCTACTTGCTTTTGCAGTTTATTAAAATAAAAATCATTAACCATTGCTTTAACTATATCGCGGTCAATTAGATTAATATCTCGGACTGGTAGGTTTTTATCGCCGTCTCCCTTACCAACAGATGGCTTGTTTCTTAGCCATGTGCTAAAGGGATTAAACTTTGTCTTACCCTCTACAAGATATGAGTCAACAGTATCTGTTGTGTATTCATTGGCAGCAGAAAGAATTGCACTGTTAAGGGCTGTTTCGCTGCGAGTCTTGTACTCACGCTCTGATAGATAGTCAAGGTCATACAATGCCTTGCGTAGGCTTTCCTTGTTATTCTTAAAGTCATTGCGGATTAACTTAACTATCTCGTTGGCACGAACATCGGCAACGCTATATGTAACGCCATCTGGCTGGACATAAAGAAAGCGCTGTTCTGGAGTTTTACTTTCCCCAATTTGAGTATTAAGGGTACGGAATCTTCCATACTGGTCAAAGTCTAAATAGAACTTAGGATTAGGACCACCAAAGTTTGATGCAAGTGATGCTTCATGAGCACTGCCAGCCTTAGCATTATTAGCACGTGTCTTATCCTTTGCAGCCTGCTCAGCACGGGCTTGGTCTGGTGTCTTAGCGACCATTATCTGTTAACCTCCGATGGACCTGCCGATAGTGCCTCTCTTGAGTAGGAACTCAACAAAGGCTTAAATATCAAACGATTTGCTTCTGCTACTGCTGGGTTAGCGTTAGCAAGAGTAGTAATAATTTCCTCTACCTCTGCACGCTTTTGTTCTTTAAGGTCTGAGAAGTCATAGCGATTTGCTAGTTGCATGTCATCACCAATGACTACAAATGACGCTACTTCTTCTAGAATTAACCTCATAGCCTTACGAGTCTGAGTATCAACAGGTGTTTTCTTATCGTTGATAGCATCATTGAGTACCTTAAACTTAACCTTAATAGCACCACGGTCATTGATTGAACCGTTGATTTCCCTCTCAAGATATGGATTAGAATTAACTAGCAAACGCTTTTGGTCTGCTGCAATCTTTATTAATTCACTTCTTTCCTGGGTAAACCCAATCTTGCTGAGTTTATCTTCTAGTTGCTTGCCAATCTCAAAGTATGCTTCCTTGTCTTCTGCAATCTGCAGTTTAAGGAGGTAGTCCTCAAGTTCTGGAAGTTTGATTAAGTCTGCTGCTTCTAAGAAGTTATAGACATCAGAGTTGTAGTCTCCAGCCTTTGGTGCAAATACATAGGCAATTTCCTTGTACTTGTCAATGAAAGGCTTATTATCAATAGACCAGTTCTTTAGGTTATCTGTCTGGTTAATAAGTACCTTAAACTCTTTTTCAGTACGTGGAACAGTCCAGATAATCTTTCCTGGATTCTTACCAATAAAGGTGGCAACCGCTAGGTCATAGTGATTGGCTACATCATCTCCTGAATTGCGAAGGATTCCACCATAGATATCCCAGAACTCAGCCTTAAATGAAGTAATGCCTACTTTTTTCATATAGTTAGGCAAATCTTTACTTTCTTTAAATGCAGGCATACCTGGAGAAATATAACCAAGTAAAGTTTTTGCAATATAAATGTTGCTTACGGCAATCTTTAAGTTATTAATGTATTTAGTTTTTTCGGCTTCAGTTGCGGTTTCATCAATACCGTAACCATTAGCCTGGAAATATGCCATAGCCTGTAATACTGCAGTTGATGCTTGTCTATCCCACTCTAAGTCTGTTTTTGCACCAACAGCACCAAAAAGTGTATCTGCCAACATTGGCGTAATCGCTTTTCTAAATGTCATTGAATCAGCAAAGTTTCCTAAACCAATTTGATTAACAATATCTGCACCACGTTCCATTGTTGGCTGAGTAGATTCTAAGAATCCTTCAGAAACAATGTTAAGTTTTTCTGCAACTGGAACAATATTACGCAAAAGCGACCTTAAAGCCATAGTTGAAACTGCACCAACTGGTCCAGATAGTGCTGGTTGTCCAGCATCTGGAGCAAAAGATGGGTTAATCAAGCGTAACTTCAATGTTATGTCATTAAATGTAGGGATACTAAATGTCTTATTTCCAGTCAATGCTCTTACAACTGGTTCAATGGCAGAGTTAATAATAGTATCTGTTGGGAAAACTATATACTTTTCACCCTTTGGGTCTTCATAGATATCGCCAGCCGCTTCTAGTCCTGTATGTAGCAAACGCATTCTATAAAGAGTACGCAACGGAGTCTTTGTATATAATCTAAATACACGGCGCTGAAAATCTTCTGTAGCACGGTAGAATCTACCAACAGAACGAACGGCAATTGCAAAGTTAGACTTAACTGCTGGATTATCTACATACTCAAGAATACGTTCAGAGGCATCTTTCCATGCTGTCTCTACTACTCTTTTTTCTGCATAGTCAGCAGCGCGAACTTCGGCAAGTTTCTCGTTCATACCCTGCTCAATAAGAGTTTTCTTTTGGCGCTGCTTAAGCATAGCCTCATAAGGAACCAGGTCTTTTAAGTTTTTATCAAAAGCAATCCACAAAGCCTTTTGACGATACATACCAGTTACGGTTGCATCCATTACTTCCATTGCTAATTCACCATACTTTTCAAGAAAATGAACAATTCCCTTGCCCTCTTCTTCAAAAACAGCCATATCTTTTACATCGCCATTGCTAACAAAGCGCGTATTAATCTCACCACTTACTGGGTGACGGCCAACTGTTGCTGTTTCAAACTCTGCAAACGATACAGAACTGGAAGCATCAGACCAACTGCCTTCTAGGTCCTTCTTGACCTTTGTTCGATAGGCAACAATCTGGTCATACTTAGCATTAACAAGACCTAGTAGGTCACTATTAAATGAGTTAGGTCCACCATGGAAAGTATTGCGTATATCAAGCAACATGTTCTCAATGTGAACACGTGAAATTGATTCTTCTGGCAAACCTTGCTGGCGATAATAAACAGTTGTTGAGAACTTAGACAAGAATCGGTCATTCAATGTCTTATTGGTTACAACAAAGCCACCAACTTCATCTGAATACTCAACACCCATGTCCTTCATTAATTGATTGCGAGCATTAACAAAATCTGTTTTAGTCTTTAGACCATTGTTCTCATAAAATGCTTTTGCTGGGTCAAGATAGATACGGTCTGAAATTTTCTTTCGGTTATAAGATAAGCGGATTCCATAGTTATCAAAATGACTCACAGCAATTGCTGATTCGGACATTTTAGAAATTTGCTTAGCGCTATATTTTCCTTTTTCAAGACCAAAATCATTCATCATTTTGCTCATATTGCTAGGTGTAAACATTGACTCTACAAAATCAATATCAATTTTTCCAGAAATGCTAGCACGAGAACCAAGTGAATTAATCATTGACTCAAAAACAACAGGATTATGCTTCATTAACTTTCTAATATTAGCCCAAGCATCTGGCGGAACAGTTTTTTCGTAAATCTCCTGTGCTCTATAAGCCATGTCTTCACGGATAAGAGCCATAGAAACTTCAGATTCTGGAACTGTATAGCCAACTCGCTTAGATTCTAGTTCTGCTAGTTCACGAACAGCCTGAGCACGTACTTCTGGACCAAACTTTTTAGTAGGGTCTAACTTTGGAAGCAACTTGTACAGTCCACGGGTATACATACCCTGTGAAGCCTTAGAACCAGTAATAGATGTTAAAGCACGGGTAGGAAAATAACCCTTACCTAAAATAAAACTTCTAACATTATAGAACGGCGCAGAAATAAAATGAAAGAACATTTCATCAATTCCTGAACGCTGACCCGAACGTGGAAATAATGTATAGTTAGCCCAGAAATCTTGATACTTTCTTACAATATTATTTCGAGTAACTCCACCAAAGAAATGCATAATACGAGTTCTTTCTGCACCTCTTGCTTGTGCACCATACTGGTAGATTAAATCGTACGGTAGCGGAGCAATTCCTTCTTTAATCTGTGAAGGTTGAATAATACCCTTAGATGACTGAAGCGGAATATCATTTTCATAACGAATAACATTTGGGCTAATTTCATCAACCCAATCTAAAGGAACTTCGCTACGAGTAGTAGAGAACATTCCAGCCTTTTCATTAAAGGTTGTAGATAAAATCTCTTCCATATGGGCAATACCATTAGCATCGCCTGACATACCAGCCTTAAGCATAAATGCTTGGTATAAATTGCGAATCATTGTTAACTGAATATCCGCTGTTTCGTCAGTATATGCTTCAGCAAAAGCATCTGCAAAATTAGTTGGCATTACCTGTTGTGCAAGATTACGAACATCTTCAATCGTTTTAATTGCATCGTCTCCCCAAAGGATACGACCTGGAGAGCGAGACAAGCCAGTACCAATAGAGTAAGCAATCTTACGTGTCTTCTGAACATCCTTATTTAACTTAAGAATATCTTCAATTTCAGGATTCAATAAGTTTTCTGAATCATCAGATACCTTTTTCAAGGCATCCATAATTGAAATTAATCCAGCATCATTTTGTGCAATAGCATCTTCTGTTGCCTTTGATGACATAGCAGGGTTAAAGGTTTCGTATGCAATTCTGTGTGCAGCAGAAGCAAAATTACGATTAGTACGGGCTGCTGGAATACCATTACGGCGTGCAGAAATACCAGTAACTGGACCACTAAGGAATAAATTAAAGTCATCTACATCTGTAAAAAAATTCTTAGCAGTAGTTGAATCGTAAGTATTGGTCTTTTTCATTTCAGCACCAATAAGGCGAATAAACTCTCTGTTTGCCCACTGTGGTGCTTCCTGCTTAATTTGATTAAATGCCATCGAGCGAACAGTTGGACTTTCCGCTTCCATATAGTTTTTAATCTTTGGACCTAAATTATTATCCCATAGGGTTTTAACTTCTGGTTGTCTAAAAGCCCAATCCATACCAGCAGATGCTGTTCCAGCCTTTTCAGATATCAACTGATAAGTATCAGCCATTCTTTCGCCACGGCTCTTTAAGCCAATTAATTTTACTGCTTCATCAACAGTAACTGGAAGCCCATCAACACCTCTAGTTATTGCTTTTACCGCAGGACTAATACCAATATAAGATAGTGGGTCAATTGCTAACTGATAAATAGCATCAACTGGACCAGAAATATACTTTCTAATATCTCTTTGGCCCTTTTGTGTTGTGACATCTATACCAAGTTTTTTAGTAAACTTAACAGCCCAGTGGTTTCTATTTACAGTTGTGTCTGTTCCTGTCACTCTATTTGCAAAATCACGACCAGGGCTAACCTGTGCATCTAATTTAATTCTTGTTAATAGGTTTTCAAACTTTTCAGGTTCATCACCCATAAACTGAATAGCCTTATACATGTCGGCATCAGAAGTTCCGTACATATCCATTGACTCACCAATGGTTCGGCCTTCTGCATTGCCACGTAAAAGTGTTGTTAGTGCTCGACCATACTGCTTTTCATATGCAGCAATTTTATCCCAGCGCCATGAGTTTAAACCGTTGTAAGAATCTGTTAGTAGTTTCTTAGAAAACTCTTTACCTTGCTCTGACTGAGCACGAAGTACATTTGGAGTATTAATGACTTTGCCGTAAACACCAGCAGCCTTAAGACCCGCAATCAAAGGAGATGCTAAAACGTTAACTCCCGCTTGAACTGCTCCAGCACCAAGTTGTACAGCCTTGCCAACTAAACCTTGTTCAGGCTGAAAGATTTCTTTGTCAGAAAAAATGTAACGAATATTATTTTGAACAAGTGGGTCTAGTTTTAAAAACTGCTTACGTGCTTCTTTTTCACTTAACTTAAGTAAAGACTTAGCCTTTAGGTAGGTTTTAGTGTGCTGTTCAAGCATTAATGCATCTTTTGCATCAAGTTCTGTTTTTAAAGCAGCGCTATAAAAGTTAGGATTAACTAAAGCAATGGATGGGTCTAAAGGTACTTCTGGCATTAAGCACCTCTATCTTCCATCATTCGGTAAATTAACTCTGTCTCACCAGTTGTATCTTGCTGAGCAATCTTTCGTAGTACAGAAAGGATTGTTGGCTCAGTCATTACTGGAGGTGCTGGCAAAACTTCAGGGCCAGGGCCTGCACCAAAACTCATACCAGAGGTAATAGGCTCATTAGGACGCTCTGTTGGAGCAGTCAATGGAGTAACGCCACCAAGCATTCCTTCAAAAGGATTACCTGCCATAGGTTGTGCTACTTGATTTGAGTAGGTCTGCTGTCCTTGTCCGTATGGAAGTCCTGGGATGTACTTTGCTCCCTGTGTTGGTCCCCCGTCAGTGCGCTGAGAAAGAGCGCCAGGGCCTGATACTGGTGCTGGGTTAGACGGTTCACGATACCCACCTTGTTGTGGTGCTGTTGTCATTCATCATCCTCCTCTATGTCATCCATAACTTCTTCAGCCTTAGTGCCTAGCACTTCGCTGTTATATTCTTGAGCCATCTTCATCATGCCATAGGCATTCCATGGAGTCATGGCTTCACTAACTTCTGTGTGTAAATAACGGGACCCTTCATAGTCTGCCCACTCGGTTATGATTAACCAGTTAGAGCAGATGTAATCGGTCCCCTTCTCGTCCTCATCAACAAGGACTCTTAGTGCTTCTTCTATTTTGTCTCTAAACTTTTTGCTCATTTTGCATCCTGCTTAAGGATATGGAACGGAGCAGAGGTTCCATTGTTATTAAGTGCAGCAATTCGCATTGCTTCTAGCACTGGTGCTCCAGCATGGAGCGCACCTAGTGCGTAATCTCCACCAGAACCAATTGCATAAAGTCCGCTATCGTTCATAGCAACTGCAAAGTCACTATCAATCTCAAACAAACTTCCATTGATTCCGATTAGAAGACTTAACTCAAACTTCTCATCGCTATCTGACGGCTTAGTAAACTCAATACCAGCCTCAGATAATGTTGTCTTAAGTGATGGTGCTACCTTGTTAATCACAAACTCGTAAAGATTTTGCTTTGCTTTTGCTGTTATTAGTGGAGGCGACCACCCATGGAGTACCACTTGTAAAGCACGATAGTCACCAGCACCACCAATAATGTAACTTCCACGTTCAATCGCCTTAATCATCTTAGGATGTGTATAAACTTTTCCGCCTTCAGCCACACGCGAATCAGATGCTATGACGCAACCATCTGCGTTTTCTACGCCTACGATTGTTGTCATGTCCCCTCCTCGTTTTACCTACGTGTTACTGTTCGCGCTGATGCGCTTGCCGTGCCACCTGATGTCAGGCTTGATAATAAACTCTGTAGTGATTGCGGTTGACCTGCGCCTGGTGGAAGAGCGCCACCTGCTGGAGGAGCGGCGGGAGCAGGGGACGGTTGCTCAACCTGAGTTGCTTCCCCAGCAGGTGGTAATTCTGGAGCGAACACTTCATTGATTGCGTCCTCAATCTGAGTGCCTTTTTGGCGCATACGGATAACTTCTGCAATCTTCTTAACGATTGTAGTTGGGTCTCCGCCATTAGCAATAAGTTGTGGAATTGCTTGTGCTGAAGCATTCAAAGAACCGATAAGCGCATTGCGCATTTCTTCTACTTCAATCTTTTCCTGCTCCTGAGTTACGTTAACTCCGAATGGCAATTCACGCTGTGCCAAGTCCTTGGAGATTAACTTACCGCCAAGGGCCTGCAACATAAAGATAAGTCCTTGCGCTGGGTTTAAACCAGCCAACATTCCATAACGAACATCAGCGGAGTAGTCTCCCTTAATGTCCTTTGATGGTAGATACTCAATCGCATAAGGTGAACCAGAATCAATACCACGAATAGACTTCTGCTCGTTAAAGATTTTCTCATCTACTTCAAAGCAGAGTGAGATTACAGTCTTTAGCGTAGAAGCAAAGATAGCCTGCGCTGACTTGACCTGTGTGTCAAAGCCACCCATAAGGGCTTGCACACCTTGACCAGTAATGATTGAAGCATCAACATTACCAGTACGTGATTCTGGATAGCGTGTACCTGTGCGTAGTTCATTTTGTAGAACTGCTTGCTCATTAAACAATGAGCCAGATACTGGTAGTTCAACTCGGCGAACACCTGCTGGGTTCTTAGTACGGATAACTCCGTCTCCACCGAATTGGAACTCGTTCACATCGTCAGGGACAATCAGTGGTGATTGAACGGCCTTCTCTGTTGCTTCCATTGCAAGTAATGCAAAACGATTGCGAAGCAACTGAATACCGAGTACATCATCAAACTGTCCACGCATCTCACCATCAACGGTTGGTCGCTTTGCGACTACAACCATCATCTTGCCAATAGGATTCTTAGCACGGGAGATAACTAGGTTCTGGCGGTCTGGAACGTAGATGATAGATTGATACTGGTCGTAGTAACGAACAATA